CATATTTTGGTTTGCGTTTGTTTCCTGTATGGCACGTAGGTACAGATTATCTATCTGAGATTGGAAAGAACTGGTACGATTATCTAGTATCTAAAGGTGTTAGATTTATTTGGGAAACCAAAGTACATGCTATCGATTTTGAAAATTGTAGAGCATTAGCTAAATCACCAATCGAAGATTTAAACTATGAATTTAGATATGATAGTCTAATTTTTGCAGTGGGCAAATCAGGTATTGATTTTGCTCAAGAATTAGCTCAAGAGTATAAACTCCCAGACGAACCTAAATCAGTACAAATTGGTGTTCGATTTGAGGCCCCACAAAAACACTTCCAAAAGTTGATTGATATTTCATACGACTTTAAGTTGTATAAAAAATTTGAAGATAAAGGTGTTTCGCTTCGCTCATTCTGTACAAACAATAACGCCGCTTATGTTGCTGTAGAAGAAACATATGGTGATCACAGTTACAATGGTCACGCTAAAAAAGATATGCGTTACCGAAACGATATGACCAATTTTGGCATCTTGATGGAAATCAATGGTATTTCTAATCCTTTTGAATGGTCAAGAGAGGCAGTTAAAAAACTTCAAGTAAATGGTACTGGCACTTACTATAGCCCTTCACGTAAACCATCTACTACATCTGAAGGTAATGAAGTATCAGCAGTTCAAGTTGATAATATGGATCCCTTGTTTGAAGCATTAGGTGAAGAATATGCTCAATACATTGAAGATTTTATTACAGAAATGCAAATTGTATTCCCAACATTAGGTGATGATTGGGGAATTTATATGCCTGAAGTAAAATATCTTTCACCTGAACCACTTGTAAACTACCGTAACTTGTCTCTAACCAAGTTTCCAAATGTACACTTTGTAGGAGATGCTTTGTCAGCTCGTGGTATTACAGTTTCAGGAGCTCAGGCAATATACGTTGCCGAAGACATTCTTTCTTATTACCTTCGCGATACCGAATATCCGGAATTTATTAGCCATTACGCATGAAAAAAGAAACAATTTACGAAGAACGCCGAATGAGGTCTAAAGGAGCATACCACTATTTTTTTAAAGAAAGTGGTAGCGCAGCTTGGAAATACCACAATTGGGAAGGACCTGCTGTTGCCCCTATCGAAGGCGAAGAAACAGAGCATAAGAAAGAATATTATTTGTACGGTAAACAACTAACTCTGGAGCAATGGGAAGAAGCCCGCAAAAACAGAGAAGGTTTGCCTTGGTATAAAAATCCCTCAATGCGAGGAACTACACGATTCTAATGGGGCATAAATATCAACCAATCCCACGTCAAGGAGAAATTCACGAGAAAGCTTGGGGACACGAGCTATGGATTGTAAACCACGAACTGTACTGTGGTAAACTCCTAGTATTTGAAAAAGGCAAGAAATTCTCAATGCACTACCATTTGATTAAAGAAGAATCATGGTATGTAGCTGAAGGAGAATTTGAATATAGTTGGATTGACACTGAAAAAGCTTCGGTTCAATCAACTGTGATTCGTCAAGGAGATGTCGTAGATTTAGAGTGTGGACAACCCCACCAATTGAGGGCACTTACACAAGGTGCTACAATTTTTGAGGTATCTACAAAACATTACGAAGAAGATAGTTATAGAGTATTCCCAGGAGATTCACAACAATGAAAATAGGATTATGTGGTACAATGAGTGTGGGTAAAACTACTCTTGTCAATGCACTTAAAGAACTCCCAGAGTTCAAAGATTATATGTTTAGAACTGAACGTTCAAAATATTTAATGGAGCAGGGTATTCCATTGAATACTGATTCGACTTTTAAAGGTCAATTGGTGTTTTTAGCAGAACGTTCTCTAGAGCTACTTCAAGAAAACATTATTACAGATCGTACTGTAATTGATGTTATTGCTTTTACTCGTGCTTCTAAATCAATGGATCACGTTGAAAAATACGATTTTGAGCAGGTAGCTACATTGTTAATCAAAGATTATGATTATATTTTTTATGTTTCTCCTGAAGGAGTTGATATGGAAGATAATGGTGTTCGTGAAACTGATCTTGAATATCGTGCTCTAATTGATTTTATAATCACTAATCAGATCAAATCTAAACGTTCACTTATCAAAAATTATGGTATTCTAGAAGGATCTACTGAAGAGCGTATTAAACAGCTTAAATTTCAGTTAGGTCTGTAATATTTATAAGAAAACTATAATTATATCTAGAGATGAAAATATCTGAATTGAAGTCCGCTATTCGCGAGATGATCATTAGTGAACTTGAAGAGGCTACTTATGCCGGAAAAGATGCTAAAGCTGATTTACAAAAAGATCCAAAATTTGGTAGTTTAAATACCCAAGCTAAAACTGCTGCTTTAAAAGATCTTGAATCTGGGGGTAGTGTAACTCTTCAAGAAGAAGATGCTCTCATGGAAATGGCTAAGATCGCAGGTGATCTAAAAGTAGCAATCGAAAAAGTAATCGAAAAAAATAAAGATGCTGAAAAAAAAGACGTACGTAAAGCTATTAAAGCTGACGATGACGTTCAAGCCGCTCTAGGACCAGACGACGATTTATTTGATAACCAACTTAACAAATTTATCGATCTTGTAAGAGGTGAAAGAGAAGTTGGTCAACGCGGACGCAAAGCAGATCCAGATAAACCAGCTAAAGAGAAAAAAGAAGGTGGAATGCGTGGTCGTCCTAAATCAGCAACCCCAACCAAGAAAAAAGAACCTAAATTCTCTACCTCTTCTTTAAATAAATCATACACTACAGATGATGAAGAAGGACCTTCAGATCTAGAGCTACGTAAATTAGCCAAATCAGGTGGTAAAGTTGAAAAAGGTAAAGCTGCTCAACTCCGTGCTCAAGAAAAAGGTAAACTTGTTAAAGCCTTCTTAAAAGATATGAGAGACAAGGGTATTGTAGATAATGCAAACCGTGTTTTAGATAAAGACAAGTACGCTGAAGAGTGGTCAAAAGCTAAAATTGAGATCGAAGACAAGGTGTCAAAACTTAGTTAATGAAAAAATATACTAGAATTTTAAGTTACGTTGCTCTAATCCTTGTTATAATTGCTGTTTATAGAAGGTTAGATCATAGTACTGACTTAAATGACAAAATCAACGAGCTTGAGCGAGCTAATGACTCGCTTCAAGCTCAAGTTGACTCTACACACGCTAAAATCACTAAATTAGATAGCGTAGCTACTAGTTACAAACTTCAAATTCAAGAAGACAAAGCTAAACTAGCAGATTTACAAGCCAAAGCTGACCTATTTAAACGTAAATACAATGAAGAACATAATCGTATTACTGGGCTTACTGGCGATGCCTTGGTTAGCGAGTTCACAAACGCTTTCCAATAAAGAAGAGTACTGCTCTGTACCTTGCCGTACACTAAAAAATGCCTTAATTTTTAAAAACGAGTGTGAGCTTGTTAAAGGACAACTTGTAGTAGCAAGGGATTCTGTGTATATTTTATCTAATATAGTTGCTAAACAAGATTCACTTGCAGTTACTCAAGACTCTATTATATCTTTATATAAAGAAAATGAGGGGCACTATATTGGGATGTTAGATATTAAAAACGAAGTTATTTTAATAAAAGATAAACAAATTAGACAAGAAAAAGTTAAAGCATTAGCTGGTTGGGCTGTTGCTATTTTAAATACAACTTTTCTCGTTATTAAGCTTATATGAGCGATCAAGATTTAAGAAAAATAATACAACAGGAATTTGTAAAGTGTGCTCAAGACCCAGCCCACTTTATGAGAAAATACTGTTATATTCAACACCCACAACGTGGTCGTGTTATCTTTAATTTATATCCTTTCCAAGGTAAGGTACTTAACCTATGGAAAGACAACCCATACTCTATCGTACTTAAATCCCGCCAGCTAGGTATCTCTACTCTAGCAGCAGGGTATTCGCTTTGGTGGATGATGTTCCACAAAGACAAAAACGTACTTTGTTTAGCAACCAAACAAGAAACAGCTAAAAACATGGTAACCAAGGTAAAATTCATGTACGAGAATTTACCTTCATGGCTCAAAGTACCAGCCGAAGAAAATAACAAATTAACGTTACGACTAAATAACGGTTCTCAAATTAAAG